TGTTACCGCAAAGATGCGATAGTACTGGTTAGCACGGTTAGTACCAGTTTCGCTAGAAGAGGCGCCACCCGCAAATGGGTTAGCAACCATACCGTAGCGAGTCTTGAACCCGATACGTGGCTGGAAGTCATTCTCGCCAACTGCACGAACCATAGTTAATGGAACGTAAGGAGCGTAGAACATACCAGCGTCATATGGGTTAGTACCGCGATAACCAACAGTTACGTAGTCATTGCTAGCATAAGGATCAATATAGACCTTCATACGACCATTGAGTACACCAGCAAAAGTATTGCCAGTATCGTCAACCTGTAGGTTAACTGCTAGAGCAGGAGTGTAGTCTAGAAGACCAGCTGCAGATAGAGCAGAAGCAACGTCTGAAGAACAAACAATGAAGTTGCCCTTACCACGACGAGTTTCTTTAGCAATCGCATTAGCTTCACGGTCGATCTGAACGATTAGACCTTTGAACTTCTCAACAGACCAACGACCATCAGAGTCAGCTGATACATCGAAAACGCCAGGAGTTGTAACGTTAGAAGTCTGAGCGCCGAGCTTAGCTTTAACGTTGATAGTGCGAACAACTTCACGGTTAATTTCAGCAAGAATTTCAGCTGAAAGGATGTTAGCAAGTTCAGTCTCAGCATCAAGGCCGTGAACAGCTTTAAGATCCTGAGCTAGTTCCATGGTGTACTCAGCTTTCAATGCGCGAGTCTTAGCAGTTACGCTAGTCTTCTCGATTGAGAAAGCCATTTGGCCCATTGAACCACCAGTGTTCTCAAGAGCTTCACCGTCAGCTGTAGCAAGACCAGTACCAGTTGTAAAGCTATCTTCTACGTCATCAGCAGGAGTAGTATCAGTGCCGTATGAACCTAGTGAATCAGATCCACCAACTTGCGTACCGGCACCAGAGAATGCACTGTTAGCTTCGTTGAAGAGAGCTTCAGTACCGCCTTGGGTGCTATAACGGCTCTTCATTGCGAAGATCAAACCAGTAGGAGCAGACATAGGCTGTACACCAGCAATGTCATAAGCCATTAGGTTAGGCATTGAACGACGAACAAGAGAGATTAGGACAGGATCCCAACCAGCTACGCCAGCGCCAGTAGCGTTAGCAGCAGTTTCGGTTAGAGGCTGAAAGCCCATAGCGCTACGCTCTTCGCGGAGTGCTTTCTCTTGGTTTTCTAATAGAACAGCAGTTACTGAACGCTTGTAGTTATCTTTGATTTCAGGCAAGTCAGCGTGTTCTAGGATGGGTGCCCATTTCTTTTGGGCGTCTTCTGCATTAAACATTATAGGTATCTCCTAATTTATTTTTTAAGGGTTCTGGAAATAGCTGAGGCGTATTGGGCCATTACACCATTGATTACAGTCTGATCTTCAGACGAACCATAGGTAATTTCTGCTTCTTCAGCAGATTCAACAATTTTAGATTTAGTAAAGTATGACTCTTTGATGGTAGCAACTTTCTTAGCAAAAGTTTCAGCATCTTCAAAATCAACCTTTTCTACTAATGATTTTAGTTTTTCTGCTTCAGTAGCAACTAAATCTTTAGCAGCTTCAACAATAATCTCTGCGCGTTGTAGTGCATGTACAGACTCGTGTAAACGAATATTGTCTTCGGTAGCTTTCGTCAACTGCTCTTCAAGTTCTTCAACCTGTGCAGCTAAGTCATCAACCATATCGACTTTAGATTCGGGTACTTCGATATAATGCTCAACAAATACTGATTTCAATGAGTCCATAAAGGATTCAGCAATTTCAGTGCGGAGACCGTTTTCAATAGCAACCTGGTTATCTGTCATCCATTGCTCTACTACGTAATTAAGGTATGAATCTACCTTCTCAACGAGTTGAGATTTGATTTCAGCGGTTTCTTCTTCTAGAGATTGAGTATACTCTTCCTCTAGACGATCAATTTCTTCGGCAATCTTAGACTTAACCGCTGCTTCAAAAATTGTGGCTGCTTTCTGTTGGAATCCTTCGGACAAAGTAGAATCTGCAGTAACTAGAGCGTCCAAGTCAGCTTTGAAGTCATATGACTCTTTGGCTTGTCCCTTTGGCTGCTTAGCTTGAGCAGGTTTGGATTTATTAATATTCTTAACGGTTTCATCGCTAGCAGCGGCTGAATCGTCTTGAACACTTTCGTCCATATCGTCTTCTTCGTCTTCGTCTTCCTCATCGCCTTCTTCATCATTACCCATAAATTTTTCATAGGCGGCCTGTAAATCGGCTTTTTTCATCTTTGACATTGATTGATACATGGCGTTAACCATGCCTGCTTTAGTAAGTGGGGCTGCTGCTTCTGCAACAACTTCTTCTTCAGCAGACTCAACGCTCTCTTCCATGGTGACTTCCTCGTTCTCAACTTCAACATTTTCAGCGAGGTCATCATCTTGGAGATCGACTTCAGCAACGTCTTCGATGAGATCCAACTCTTCGTTTTGGATTTTCTCTGACATAAGTTTTTACTCCTTCTATATTATATAGAGTTAAAGTTTTGAGAGGAAATCTTGCCACACCTTCAACTGAGCTTCCGCTAAGTTTGAAGAAGATGAACGCTTAATCTCAGTCTCATATTTTTCAACATCTTGTGCTTTTAGAATACCATTTTCCCAAATCCATTCAACACCTTCCATGATGCCATTTACAAAGGCTTCAGGTGCTGATGGATCTTGAACAATGTCAACAGTTGCTAAGATAAAATCTTCGCCAACCATTGCAACTCCATTTTTTTGTACAAGAGATCCCATACCACGACTAGAAACGCCTAATTGAACACCACCTTCGACCAAACCTTTTACGATTTGACCCATAGGAGTATCCAACACTAGCGCCTTACCCATCACATTATTTCCGTCCCAATTGAGCTCGGTAATGCGATGTGATACTTTATCTAGATTAATTGTAGGGCCTTCAGGGTGATTTAGTTCCCCAACTGCTCTACCTCTAGAAACTTGTTCCGTAACATATTTGTTAACGGCAGATTCCATAACGGCTCTAGGATAAATCCTACCATTACGGTTTTTAGATTCTGCTTGCATAAAGATACCTTCAATGATGGTATTCTTTTTACCGTTTTTTTCCTCGGTAATATAGCTTACAGAATTATCTAAATGTTCTGTTATGAGCTTCATATATTATGTTCCCATTAAATCAGCAAATTCTTTTGCTGCAGTCTCAGCATCTTTTGCTGACTTATATTTATCGCCTAACACTTCGCCATCGATAACAACAGAAAATTTAGAACCATTTTGTTGAATTTCAGCAGTTGACTTTTTGCCAACTTTCATAGTCTTTACGACTTTATTTGCTTCATTCAGATTCTGTATCAACTGTTTGTACGTCAACATTTTCTGTTTCCTGTTTATTCATTGCGCCATTGTACACCTGATTAGCCATATTAACTTTCTTAGCGTCAAGTGCTGCACTGATTTTAGCTGACATCAAATCCGCAAACACTGTATTAGCCGTTGCGGTTTTTCCATTACCTAAAGCGTCAATTAAATTGTTAATTGTAGTCATAATATTATTCCTTATTATTTATAATAAATTAATTTTCAAGATCTTCATCTTCGGGGTCAATTTCACCACTAGCCTTTTCAGCTTCGATCTCTTCTTTCATTCTTTCAATATCGTCATCGGTCTGCATTAGAATGTTTTTACGTATCCATTCTTTTGAGAAATACTCACCAACGTATTGATCCATATCAGTCAATAGACTAATACGTTCACGCATAATTTCATTTTCTTTTAACTCAGCAAACGCTGAATCTTGAATAAAGTCAATTACAATATCTTCTCTGAATTGTACCCAATCTTGCTCACTAATAATACCCTTAAGGATTAATTGTGTTTTTAGCAAGTCAAGGAACATCCAAGAAAACTTTTTGCGTAAGCGATTAATAAATTTTTGGAACTTAACTTCATCTCTTGAAATTTCAGTAGAACGTCCAAGTGAAAACTGTGCTTCTTGCTCTAAGCGATTAGAAGGAACGTTGAGAGACTTGTAAAGTTTTTTCTGGAAATAGACGATGTCGTCAATTTGTCCAAGGTTTTCCCCTCCGGGTAAGGTCGTAATTTCTGTACCTCGGCCACCTTCTCTACGCGGTAACCAGAAGTCTTCAAGCATGGACATGTGTTTACGATCATCTTTAATCTCTCCTGTGGATGCGTCATATACCAATTTATTGCGGTATTGATTCATAATTCCACGTAAGTATTCTTCTGACTTACCCTTTGGTAAGTTACCAACATCAATATAGAAAATACGACGTTCTGGAGCACGAGCAAGACGATAGATTACAAGTGAATCTTCCATCATGCGCAATTGGTTTACTGGCTTAATTGCTTTATGCAAATAAGATAAAACCTTTTTGCGAGTTGAATCTAAAAGACCAGATGTAGTATATTGAATTGCGTCTTTACTAATCTTAATACCCTGATTAGTTTTTGCAAGACCAGCATCGCGATACAGATAATATTCTTCTACGTCTTTAATTAACGTAACGCCAGTTTTTTCGTCTTTTTCTTGATTTAGTTGTTTGACCTTAGTCATGCGAGTTGCATCAATAGGTCTTAATTCGATGATACCTCGTTTTGGTTGTTTCTCATCGACAATAATATGGTAATAGACTCTTCCATCTACATACCATTTTCTAAAAATTTCGTGACCATAATTATTGAACTGTAACAATTCAATAATATTGTCAAATTCTTCTTTAATTTGGTTTTTAATAGTATCGGGTTGATCTAAGTCATCTAAGATAATATCAACGGGAGCCGAATCTGCGTCTGAG